TTCAGAGGGACATAACTACGAATGGGTCGGAAAGTCTTTATTAGATATTGATGTCGAAGATTTGCCGAGCATTAATGATTTAAAGATCGAAGATGAAGAGCTCAGCGTTTGGTTAAGAAGAAAAAATTTAGAGATTCAAAAGAAATTTACAATCGATAAGCTTTTAAGATCTGAGAAAGGTCGATGCAAATCTGGATCTCACACCTACTTGTCTCGCATAGGCGTTGCTATGAGGTACGAGGGTTATTCGGAAAACCAAGTTATTAATAAGCTTATGGAGCAGGACTCTAAAATTAATTCAGGGGAAGACTCTTTATATTTTAAATGTAAATCTCGAAGATGGAACAGCAAGGATTCTTATGCCAATGCTCAAGAATTTGTTAGCGTTATTTTTTCAAAACATCAACCCAGTCCTATAGCCGAAAGATATCCTACTAAGAAAGATGGATTCTTTTTTATAGAACTTAATGAAAATGGATCAGAGAAAAAAACTCCAGATTATATTGGTTTAAATAAATACATGAGAGATGAGCTTTGTCTTAAAACTAAAGACGACTCAGCTTTTATATTTAATGATAGATTTTACGAGCCTATTAGTAAACAAGGAATAGAGAGTAAAATTTATGAGATCACAAACCTCAGGGCTGGGCCAAATCATTTAGGTAACATGGCCAGAATGGCTAGAGTTTACTCACACTACGCTCCCGATTTTGTAAACCCTCCGGGGGCGATTAATGTCGCCAATGGCATTCTTTATACAGATACAATGGAACTACGCCCTCATGATAAGGATAAATTTTTTACCTATAGATTAAAACACGACTACGTTAATAGTTTGGAAACACCCGTGTTCGATAAGTTCTTAAGACTTATTAGTACTGGGGATGAAACCAAAGAAACTTTAATTAAAGAGTTCATTGGTTATATTTTATCTGGGTGTGATTACTCTAAACTAAATAATATTTTAATTTTAGATGGTGCTGGGGCTAATGGTAAAACCAGCCTTATAAATATTATTGAGACTTTAGTGGGAGTTGAGAATTGTTCAAGCGAATCTTTAACTTCTTTAAAGGAAAATAGATTCTCAGCCTTTAGTTTAGTGGGAAAGCTTGTAAATTTTTGCGCTGAAGAACCTAAGGAAGCTTTTGGAAATTCTGGGGCTTTAAAAAAACTAACTGGTAATGATCCAGTAATGATCGAACCAAAACATATGCGTAGTTTCTCTTATATAAATTATGCCAAGTTTATTATCTCTTATAATGAGATGCCTTTTCTGGCTGACAGAACCGCTGGGATGAGGCGGCGATTGTTAATTGTGCCTTGCGTTACTGATTTAGAAAAGAATCCAGAACTTAAAATTAATAATTTAATGGAGAACATACTGCCTGAGTGTGGGGCGATTATGCATAAGTGTTTGCTGGCTTTTAATGAAGTTAAGCTGCGCTGGAAATTTACTAAAGTCCAGGCTGGGGTTGATAGGTACAAAGAAATTGAGCTTCAGTCAGATGTTGTTTTAGATTTTGTTAAAAATCGAACTCTTTTATATGACGAATTAACAGAAGATGAGAAGGCTTTAGTAAATAAACTTACTCAAGGGGCTAAACCCCATCTATTGGTTGAAAATCTTTGGGATGAATTTCAAGCTTTTGCAGGTGACACTCGTATTAAAAAGCGCGGTTTTGAAATGCGAATATCTCAGATTTTTAACTCATTAAGCGGGGTTAAAAAAGAGAGAATGACATCTGGTGTTGATCGAAACAAAAACACCTACACTGGTATATGTTTGACTAAGTATGTCAATAGTTAGTGAGGTCAGCACATTAAGGTCAGCGCTATGCTTGTGCTTAAAAAACAGGAGCTTAATTTATTGACATTTGTTTAAAATTATAGCAAATGCGTTGACCTTAGGTTAGAGCACAAAAGGTAGGTTAGCGCAAAAAAGATAAGAATTTCTAGATACATCTCTTACCTTCCTACCTTTTACTATATTTTTTTAAAAATAAAATAAGTAATAATATATATATAAATAGGATTTTAAATTTTAAAAAATAAAAAATTTAAAAAGGTCGGCGCAGTCAGCGCAGTGGAGTTTTCGATGAATACATACACCAAAAAAATAGTTAATCGACTCGGCGTGACAATGATCGGGCTTTATGAATCCGAAACGCATAACTGGATCAAGTGGCTCCCCCAGGAAAGTCAGCACCCAGGAATTTTTGTTTTTCCTTGGGGAAAGTTTAAAGGCAAAACCTTGCGTGAGATCTATGACGCGGATAGTAAATACTTTAAGTGGATGATGGCTAATTGTTCTTATCCAAATGTCGTTCGTCGCATGGAAGAATTTATAGCAATGGAGAAATCTTAATGGCCAACTTCAAAACCAAACGCTACCAGCTAGGACACCTGACCTTTTCGAACAAATTCGACATTAAAGAGTTTATGAGTGAGGTGCTGCATAAGTCTGGGCTTAAAGAGATTGGTCGCAATCATGAGCTGTTTGCGGTCGTTTATGACCTGCTACAGTGGCATTCAGAGTTTGAAGAGAAGAAAGGTGTGGGGATTGCTAGTTTTTTAATCAAGAGGAATAAGTATGGGCCTCATAATGAATTCCATGTTGTTCGTGTAGATGGCTCGGTAATTGATTTCAGTTATAACCACTGCATTCGCGGTACTCCGATGAGTAATAGGACCAAGCTCCACTCGGCCATGCGTAAGGCTGTAAGTGAGCAGGTGAGGGCGTTTAGAGAGTTTAATCGTGAAACATCGTGTCATTGGTGTAAGGTTGATCTAGCATCTATTGATACTCCGAATCACGTTGATCATTATCCTAGAAGCTTTAAAGACCTTGCTAATGTTTTTATCAATCGACAGACATCCACTATTCCCTATTCCTTTGATGACTGTCCTGAAACTCATCAGCCAATTTTTAGAGAAGATGTTGGACATGCTTTTAAACTTAACTGGCAGAAATATCATCAGCGTGAAGCTGGGTTTGTTTTATCGTGTGCTAGGTGTAATGTGAAAAGGAAATAGGTTAACGACTTTTGACTAGTTTTTAGGCATTGTTTTGGTGGTTAGCTATGATTTAAATTTAATTGCCTTAATCTAATCCTGATGAATAAATCAGTCTTAGTCCTGGGTGATTTACATTTTCCGTTTCATCACGTTGACACGTTTGCCTTTCTGTCTGCTCTTAAAAATCATTATAAACCTGATAGAATTATTAGCATTGGCGACGAAATTGACGGGCATAGCTGGTCCTTTCACGATCCAGATCCAGATCTTTATTCTCCTGGAGATGAACTTGGTCGGGCCTCTGAGTTTATCCACAAACTCCACAAACTTTTCCCCAAAATGGATATCCTTGAGAGTAATCACGGCTCTCTAGTTTACAGAAAACAAAAAGCCTATGGTCTACCTAAGCAGTTCTTTCGAAAATACAATGACATTTATGCTGTCGGTCCAGATTGGAAATGGCATATTGACCTTACCATAAAATTAAGTAACGCGATGCCTTGCTATTTCCACCATGGTCGTGGTTCTAACGTCATCCAGGTCTCTCAATCCATGGGAATGAGTGTTGTGCAAGGGCACTTCCACGAAAAGATGGGAGTGCAGTACTGGGCTAACTCCCTAGGGCTTTATTTTGCAGCTCAAACAGGATGTCTTGTAGACGATTCATCTTTAGCCATGGCCTATAATAATAACAATCTTAGGCGCCCACTTATTGGCTCTCTTATTATTCTTGATGGGCATCCTAAAATATTGCCTATGGTTTTAAATAAATCTGGACGATGGATTGGGGAAATTTTATGAAAAAGCCTAGAAATATTACTATTCATGGCCAAAAGGTTGACATCAAGTACGTTGATCTATCTCAAGAAGACTATGATGGGGCCTGTAATGTTGACAAAAAACTTATTGTACTTCACTCTGGTTTATCGGGGGATGCGTTTACTTATTCTTATTTACATGAATGTTTTCACTATCTTTTTTCTCGCTTGTCGCTCGACCAGTGTATTGATGGAAACGTTGAGGAAATAATTGTAGATGGGTTTAGTAAATATGTTGCCGAGAATTATAATATAACATTAAAGAAATGAGAATTTATGTCCAAGGTAGGACGGCCAACAGACTACAGAGAAGAATTCTGTGAGCAAGCTACTGAGCTTATGTCTAAAGGATACTCTAAAGAAGCTGTTGCTGGATCACTAGGTATTTGCAAAGATACTCTTTATCGTTGGGCGAAAGAACATAAACAGTTTTCAGACGCTATAAAAAGAGGCGAAGTTGCATCGCAATTATTTTGGGAAGGGTTAGGTCTCACAGGAATCATTCTTGGTAAAGCAGATACATTCGCTCAAGGTGCTTGGGCTTTTAATATGAAAGCAAGATTCGGTTGGCGAGACACTCCCAAAGAAGATGATATAAAAAAGAAACCAATCAAACTTAAGTACAGTGTTGAAGTTGATGAGGAGTAATGAACTCCACCCCTACTCTTGAAGAGTTTAATCCTCATGATGTTCCTTATCAGTTTAGAGTCATTGAGGACATAAGAAAAAACTTCGATTACTCTCAGGGTCACACTCATGAGATTCTTTTGTCAGGCTCAGTGGGCTCGGCTAAATCTATTCTCTGTGCTCACATTGTCGTTACTCATTGCTTATTTAACATGGGAGCTCGAGTGCTGATAGGGCGAGAGTCCATGAAGGATTTAAAAAATACGATTCTTAAAAAAATCTTAGAGCATATTGGTCAAGATGTTGAGTATGAGTTTAATAAAACCACAGGCCAGATAATTTTTGAAAATGGTTCTGAGATTATCCCATACTCTTGGGGGGATCAGAAGATTACTAAGGTTAGATCTTTAGAGCTATCAGCAGCGATGATTGAAGAGCTTACAGAGAATGACAGCATGGACTTCTATCATGAGATTAGAGCTCGAGTTGGTCGCCTACAGCACATTAAAGAATCGTTTATCATCTCAGCCACAAACCCTGGTGGAAAGTCGAGTGAGTTTTATAAGTACTTCATTGAGCCATCAGGACCGAGGCGACATGTTTACTACTCAGTAACTACAGATAATAAATTTCTTGAGCCTGGTTATGTTCAAGGTCTGCTTGATACCTACGATTCAAAGACTGCTGAGCGGATGATTTATGGCAAATGGATCGATCTAGAGACAGAGGTTGTTTATTACGCCTACTCTAGAGAGTTTAATTACATTGATAAAAGCTATGAGATTAACCCCTCACTTCCTACTTACATGACATTCGACTTTAACATTGGTGATGGTAAGCCTTTAAGCGTGGCATTCATTCAACACACACCTGATGCCTCTCACATATACAATGAGGTGGTAGTCGATGGGCAGCGTACGCTTGATGCGTGTGAAGAGGCCATGGAGCGTGGATTGCTTTCAAGAAATCATAAGATTATTATAAACGGAGATGCTAGCGGAAGGTCTAGGGATACTCGAGGTAAGCAATCAGACTATGCAATTATAGAAAAGTTTATGGCAAACTCTAACTTAAGGTTTGAGATAGACGTGCCGACTACAAACCCTAGAGTAAGGGATCGTCACAATTTATTAAATGGCCGTATCTGTAATGCCAACAATAAAAGAAGTTTGTTTGTTTATAAGGATGCACCCACGGCAGACGAAGCATTTAGGATGACATCTCTTAAAAAGGGTGGACAGTATGTTGAGGATGACAGTAAAAGATTTCAGCATATTGGGACAGCGATTGGGTACTCTGTATGCAGTTACTTAAGAAGCGCATCTACATCGGCGAACCAAGTCCAGGCGTTAACCCGCTTCGGAGTGACGAGATAGTTGCTGATTATTTATATAGAGATCAGGGAACTTTAGAAGAGGGATTGTTTTTTAACGACTGCCAGGAAATGATTGACCACTGGGATGATAACTTTACAAGATGTGGAGTTTGCTTAGCTCCACTTTGGTTGTATATATATGAAGACGGTCGGGAAGAAATTGTGATAAATCACGAAAACATGCAAAGGTTTCATCAATGATTTTAAATGAAGTAGAAAAAGAATTATTAAGGCAAAGAATTTTATCTGTTGTAGATAAGATTCCTGATGGGTGCTGGGTTTTTAAAAAGACTAAACTTAGACTTGGACCCGAGAGAAGGTCGAGGTATGCCTCTTTTTTCTTTAACGGCAGAGTAAAACTGGCTCATCATTGGTCAATAATTGCCTTTGATAGAGCGTTCCCAAAGAGTGGCCAGGTTGTTGATCATACTTGCGGAAACAGATATTGTGTAAATATAGAGCACTTAGAAAATGTTTCTCAAAAAGAAAATGCAAGAAGGTATTTTCACCAGCGTCAAAAATGCATTAAAGGCCATGGGCTATCTGGTGAAAATTTAAAGACATACTCGAATAAACCAAACTTAAGAATATGTAAAATTTGTCAAAATATAAATCAAAAGACATCAGATAGAAATAAGCTTTTTAGAAATAGATTAAAAAAATCTTTAAGCATTATACATAAGCATAATTTATAAAGGGATCAACCAATGTTAGATATATTTAACGCTAATGAATTAAAAGACGTGTTCTCGGAGATTGAAGGCTATGAGAATAGAGTAAGAAAGTATTTTGCCTATAGACAGCTTGATGTTTACTCGGGCAATCAAGATAAGTATATCTTACAGAAGATCAATCAGCTTTATGGCAAGGATGCGTGTGATCATATTCAGGCGATTACTAGTATTAATCTTGCGACAAGAATTGTTAATACTGAGGCGAGTATTTATAAGTATGAGCCTACGAGATATTTTTCTAATGCCACAGATCAGATGCAAAAACAATTAGAGCTTTATTATAATCAGATGTATTCCAATGAAAAGCTAAAGACGGCTAATAGATATTTCCGCTTAGGTAATCAAGCTCAGATTCAGGTTGTACCAAACGGTATGGGGGGACTAAAGACTCGAGTGCTTTACAATCATCAGTATGACGTGGTGCCGATGTCGAATGATCCAGATAAGGCAATGATGTATATCATTCCCCTTCAAGCTTCAAAGACTGACAGGCAGGACTTTAATAATATCAGTGACAATATCAACCAGAGAATTGCTGATAAGAACGATGCTGATCTGGCAAAGAATAAATATATCATTTGGACTAAAGACCATAACTTTATGTGTAACGGTTTAGGCCAGTTCTTAGATCCTTTGACTCAAATGCCTAGACAGCCTTTAGAAGAAGATATCTTAAACCCAATTGGTGTTCTTCCGTTCATTGATGTCAGTGGTGATAAGACTCTCGGGTATTACAATGCTGGTGGTAATGCGATCAGTGATTTCACGGTGACCTTTGGAGTTATCTTAAGTGACTTGGGAGAGATTGTAAAACTTCAGGGTTATTCTCAACCAGTTATTAGTTCTTTAGAAGAGCCAAAGAGTATTAGTGTTGGTCCGCATAGAGTGTTGTGGCTTAAGAAGGATAAGAACGAGCCAGGGGATAAAGATCCTAAGTTTGAGTTTGCATCACCATCTCCAGATCTTGCGGGCAGTTTAAGTTTTGCAGAGAATACTTTAAGAATGTTTTTAACCAGCAGAGGAACTGATTCAAAGCTTATTACAAGCTCTAACTCTGATCAATTTGCTAGTGGCTTTGAGAGATTACTTGCAATGGTGGATCGGTCAGAGGCGACAGCTGAGGATAAGGTATTGTTTCAAAGGGTAGAGCGAGAATATTTTAAGCTCATTAAAAAGTGGAACAACTATTTGATTCAGACAACTGATGGGTTGAGTGATGAGAACAAGATTGCGGTAATCTCTGATGATGTTAAGATGTCTGTTAATTTCCATGAGCCAGCTCAGATTATGACTCAACAGGAAAAAGAAGATAGTGTGCAGAAAAGACTAGAGATAGGACTTATGAGTCGCAAGTCTGCTGTAAAAGAGTTGTATGGTGTTGAGGATGATAAGGCTTTAGAGATGATTTTAGAGATTGATCAAGAGATAGTTCAACCACAAGAGGTAGTATCAATTGGGAAACTTATCGTCTGACATTAAAAGAAAAAATACAGAGGATGATTTAAGGTTAAGCATTGATTTAAAAGAAATGTTTGACCTTCCTTTTTTCCCTCAAGACGATGGCTTAAGACAAGCCATCGGTCAGGCTATTATTGATGCAATAAAAGCAAAGGCTGAGAGTAGTGATTTCTTAAGTGGCTCATCAAAGAAAGGGTATTCTAAAGAGTATGCCGAAAGTGATGAGGGAGTTGTTTACGGTAAGAAAGCGGGAGCTAAGGCTAACCTTACAGCTAGTGGAGACATGCTTAATAGTATGGATGTAAGTCTGCCTAGCAATAACAATAAGCTTGAGATCTTTTTTATAGATAATCTGGAATCAAACAAGGCTCATGGTCATGTTAATGGCAGTAATATATTACCTAAGCGTGACTTCTTTGGGTTAACTGCTGCTGAGCTAAAAGATGTAGCTCGGGAGTTTGATCGAGTAGTGATTGATGCTGCGGCCCTGGAGCTTGCAGACACTGGAGTGAGTCAGGGTGATCAGGGTAATTTAGATTTTATCTCGGGGTTATTAAATGCTATTGAGAATTAATACTAAACGAGTGACAGACAAAATTCAGTCTGCATTAAGGAATCTGCTTAAGAGTGATGAGATGTATGTTGATATTGCAAACTTCACAGTTAAGAGAATTCAAGATAAGGCAAGGTTACAGAAAAGAATGATCCAAGATGGATACGACAACGCAAAGACTGCTAGCCTTTCGCCTGGATATATTAGAAAAAGAAAAAGCACGACTAAGGGTGAGGACGGTACGGATTCACAATTCTTTTTGCCTAATGTTGTAAACTCTCAGCTTACTTACACTGGACAGTTATTAAAGTCTTTGGTCGCTAAAGTATTAAGAAGTGGTCTTAACAAAGGCAGCGTCTCTATAGAATTTAAAGGTACTCGTAAGGATGGCGAAACAAATTCAAGTGTTTATAAGGATTTGTTAAATAGAAATAGTGAATATGAGATTTTAGCTTTAAGTAAAAAGGCAATTGCCTTAATACAAAATAAAGTTTTAAGTAGACTACGACAAGAATTAATAAAGAAAAGATTGAAATAAAAACGCAAGGTGTTAAAAAACATATTGCAAAACATAATTCAGGGGGAATATAATGAGTGAATCTCAAGTCGCTGATGGCGACAAATCGGCTGATGGCCAACAATCTGTAAGCGCTGATGGCGTAAGCAAACCACAAACAGTTAAGTATGAAACGTATGACAAGGCAATGTCTACTCTTGCAAAAGAGAAACAGCTTCGCCAGGACGTTGAGAAAAAGCTTCAGGACATCCAAGAAAAAGAGATGTTAGCTCAAGGCAAATACCAGGAACTCTTAGAGCAAAAAGAATCAGAGCTCAAAGAGATCAAGGAAAAGGTTTTGAGATCACAGGCTGAGAAGATTGAAGCTAACGTAAAATCAAAGGTGACTGAGGTTGCTATTCGATTTGGCGCTTACGATGCTGGTGATGTTATGAAAAACTTGTCTGTTAAAGAGCTCGGTGTTGATGCTGAGGGTAATGTGGATACAAAGATTGTTGAGCAAAAGGTTGAGGAGATTAAGGCTAAGAAGGCCTACTTGTTTAAGCAGAGCGCGTCAAGAGTTGCTGATGGCAATCCGATGATGAAGGTTGATTTAAAAGCCAAGCCTGCAAATACTATTGATGAACTTAAACAGCAGTATATGGATATTGCTATGAGAAATAAAAATTAAATAAAATCTAAGTCATGGAGGATTAAATGGCTGATGTAATTACAGGTGTAACGGAGATCACTAACGTATCTCAAAGAGAAATAATGGCTAACATGGTTCAACAGTACTTGCAAAGTGCTGCTGCCTTCCCTCAGAGAGTTATGACATTTGTCGCTCCTGCTGGAACTAAGTCTGTTGATATCCCTCGCGCTCCTGGTTTCGTTGTTGGCAGTAAAGCTGAGAACGTTGCCGTTGACGCTCAGGCTATAACATGGGCTGTGGATAACCTTCCTTTGACTAACCATCGTGTTATTCAAGTGTTGCTTGAGAACATTGCTAATCTTCAGTCTAAAGTTTCTCAAGAAATTCAGATTGCAGAGCGAGCTGGTCTTGATATGGCTTATGACACTGATCTTCGCATTGCTTCAGAGTTCTATGGTGCTGCGTCTCTTACTGCTCCTGATCATGTTATTCCTTACGCTAACACAACATCTCTCGGTGGTGCTGATCTTCTTAGTGCAAAACTTCTTTTGGATCTACAAAAAGTTCCTCAAGATAGCCGTTATTTGGCGGTTGATCCCACTGGCTACTCTCAGCTTTTGGCAGTTAGTGATTTCGTTCGTGTTGATGCTATTAACGCTAACCAAATTTCTGAAGGTATTCGTCCCGGGGTTGTTGGTAAGATCTATGGTTTTGAAGTGTTTATGTCTACAGCTATCACAGCTAATCAACATATCGCTTTCCACAAATCCGCTTTGGCATACGGTGTTCAACAGGGTGTGACTTATCTTAACGATAATGATCTTCCTAATTTGGCTATGCGCCATAGCTTTGATCAGATCTACGGGATCAAAGGTCTAGATGCTGGTAAACGTTTTGTTGTTATCGGTAAAGCTGGAAGCTTAATCGTTTAAGGACTAAATGGCCTTAGATGCACGGCTAGATAAAATTCCAAACTTTATAAAGGCGAAGACTGTTGAGGGTCTTCGTCGTTTTATGTTATTAAACAACATGAAGCACGTTATGCAGTTTAACTACCATGACATTCAATTTGTGAATGGATATTGGTACGCTTGGTTTTATGAATCAGTAGACATGGGTGAGTTAGCTAATGGCGATACAAACAGGTCAGGACAAGTTTAATCAAGCTCTTCATGACGATGGTTGTGATGGCAAGTGGACGTTACGAGTTAATGATCCATGTAATGCGACAAAGCTTGATCAAATTAAAACAGCTATTGAGTCACAGTCTTCAAGCTCTAGGTATCTTCAGTATTTAGCTGGCGAAACAATAAGTGCTTTAAAGTTTGTTTATGTTGGGCCTGATGGAAAAATATATCTAGGTGATAGCGCGTTAGCGTTAAAGAGTGAGATTGTTGGAATAACTATTAATGCTGGTGGAGTAGACACGTTAATTAATGTGGCAAGCTTTGGTCCGGTGTTTGATGCGACATTTGCATATGGTTACTCGAGCAGTTTATTTTTAACGACAATGGGAAGCGTAAGTACGACAGCACCGACTGTTGGCTTTCGCGCTATTGTTGGTAAAGGCTTGAATGATGGACAAATTTTTGTTGATATAGATGAAGTTATAACTC